GACCGTGCTTTTGAATAAAAGCGCGTTTTTCTTCAGGAGTCATTTGAGAACGTGGCTTCACGGCCTTACCATTACCGCCACCAGTCGCCCCTGCGCCCTGCTGGTGAGGGAACAAGTGCGGAGCGCTTTCGCGCAGAGATTCCGCCCACTCCTTTGGAGTCAGCGGGGTTTTGGCGTCTTTGCCGTAGACGATTTCGCCATCTTTCATTGCGACAAGATTGCCGTCATCATCCAATTGCCAGAAACCGTTTCCGCGATACACGAAGTCATCAAGAGCAGATTTCTCAGCCCCGGCTTCAATGGCACCGCTTTTTATTGCATCAGAAATTGCCCTACCTTCTAGCGACTTGGCCTTCTTCTCAGCCTTGGTACGACTTTCGACCTCGGCATTGAATTTCTTGTCTAGCTCGGCACGTAAACGCTCAGTACGGCGCTGAATGACTTCATCAAGCTTGCCCTCGGCAATAAGCTTGGTTTCTTCATCCTGCGATGCTCTGGCCAGCAGTCCTTTGACTGAATCAATATCAAGCCCTTCAAACTGGGCCTTGAGCGCATCAAGTTCCTGCTTAGTCGCCTTGCTGTTTTGGATGAGTTCACCATTTTTGGTTTTTAGGCCTGTGACCTCTTTATCCAATGCTGTCTGAAACAGTCCGGTAAGTTTCTCCTTGAGAGCAGTACCTTTTGTTTCGTCCAGTTCAAGGCCAAGTTCGGCCAAATCGATTTCTAATGGCATATCTGTATCCCCTTGGGATTGGTTTGCGCCCGCCTAGCAGGCAATAAAAAACCCGCCGAAGCGGGTTGGTTTGAATTGGATGCTGTTACTTTGATAACTGCACTATTTGTAGATCGCACAGTTTCTTAAGATGCTCTTGCAGTATCAAAAGTGTTATTCCATCAGCACCTTTTGCCGCTTCTGCTGTATTGCTGATTGCGCTTTCAATGGCATAAGTATCTGGAATTTCTGAAACCATCAATTCACTGGCTATTTCCTTTAGTTCAGCGGCTTCTTGTTTTAGCTTGGCAGTATTAATTCCAATGCCTTTCTGCATATTGTTTTCAATTGGCATTCTGTGAGGAATATCTCTGCAGTCTGCATCCATAGGATTGTTCATATCACTCTCCAAATATCTGCCTGAACGTATCAGCGTCCCGCATGCGTAATTCATCAATCGTGTATTGGTGCCCAGTTATTGGATCAACAAAGCGGCTCAGCGTGTATTTGCCTTCCAAGTAGAGCTTATAGCGCGTTGGCCCTAGCCACTCACGCTGGAACGTAGCGTCTTGGCTGCCAAACCACTTAGAATAGTTTGTTGATGCTGATACCTGTCCTATTTCTAGCCCAGCTTTCTCTCGCTGGTTCTTAGTCATGTTGCCAACGCTACGGAACGTGCGCTTACCATCACGGCCTTTGACTTTAAGAGCGCGAACATATGGGCGGTTGCCAACGAAATTAACGTCTAGCGCTGGAATTTGTACTGTCCTGCAATGAGGATGGTATGGCGGCACAGGGTGAGGCTTATCAGCTTCATGCTTTCTGCCATCGATACTTGCGCAGTATTTTGAGGTCCTTCCATCCAGCGTAGCCACATCAATGACGTATTCAACGCCAAGTTCATCATAGATGTAGCTATACGACTGGTTACTGATATGGCTGCGCGCCGTTCTCACCAGCCTTTCCGCATCTATCTTTGCCTGATATACCAGCCCATCCTGATAATTCAGCGCTTTGGTGCCGCGAATGGTTTTGACGATATCGCTGTTAGTGTCACCAGCAACCACACCGGCGCGGATTGCTGCGTAAATAGCCTGCCGTTTTGGCTCTGAAAAATCCTGTAGCAACGTATCGACTAACCTGCCGCCGTAAGGAGCGCCGCCAGATAACGGCGTGTCCATCGCAGCGCGATACACTTTTTTATCTGTGAATTTTATTGATGGTAAGTCGCTAATGACTTTACCCAGCAGTTCAGCAATATAGGTAGCTTCGTACCCTGCAAGCACAATCGCTGTATCGGTCCAGTTGGATGACAGCGCAGTAGCTAACCCGGTCGCATAGTCATCAATCTGGTCTCGTAGACCTTGCAGCCGCGTAGTGTTGTAACGACCAACAAGGAAATTCTGCATTTCTGTCTGGCTGATATTATCCAGCCGGTGCAGCAAGTCCTTTGCTAGCTTTTCCGCCAGTTCATCAATTTCATCGCTTAGGCTATTAACAACGGCTGTAGATGCCCGGTACTGATAACTGACGTGCTGAGATACGGCCGCTGCAATCGCATTCTGTGCGGCGATAACATCACTATTGGCTGACATTAAACACCGCTTGGGTTTTCAATCATCAGGAATTCATCATCCCAACCGCGCTCTGGCAACTTCCCAGTTGAAATGTATGTCCAGTAGGATTCGTTGCTGACCTTGCCAGCCATCACTGCTTGCAATAACTGGGATGCCATCTGCGGATCTACGTTGGCGACAACAAAGTCAGGTTTAACAGTGAACTTAACCTCTTTTTCATCAATGCCAATGAAGTTTGCCGCGAATCTAAGCGCCTGCTCTACTGCCTCGGCTGAGTTCATTACTACCGTATGAAGGGTTGCCTGTTGATCGTCCTGACGGGCTCTCCGAGCATCTCCAGATTCCACGCCTTGAACATCAATTACACGGGCTCCAGACTCCAGAGCAGATGTTTTCTGTGCATCCATTGCCGACTTGATTTTATCGATACCAGCACCGGTGATTTCCAGATAACCACATTGTGCATCAGCCGGAAGCGCCCACGCTGCAGATGGGCCAGTAACGCGCAGGTTCTGGTCTTCACTTAATCCAGATACCCACGGCTGCGGGTGAGCTGTTCGGTGCAATGACTGATAGTAATCTGCTGACAGCTCGTAATATTTCAGAGCTGCCTTTGCCATCGACAGCAGCGGGATTTCATCAGGATCTGGCGCGTTATCAGTTGATCCAGCAAACACAATCGGGATGTATTCAATTCCCTTCGCTAAGGAACCATCAGCATTGTAGCTACCCGGCATCTTCGGCTCTTCAATATCGGCACCAGCGGCGTTTACCACCCGTACCCGGTACAGCCCTTCTTCTAAATCGAGGATACGATAAACAATTTCGGAATCGTGACTGAATTCGTCAATGTCTTTGCTCTTTAGCTCCTGCAGAACGGTAAGCGTCAAATCTTTACGGCCATCCACGGATGACTCTTTCCAGTTAATGGCATCTAGCGCACCGTATACGGCAATAAATGGTAACCCTTTGGCATCAACATCAGCCAGCAGCTCACTGCGGCCACATACTAAACCGGCTGCAACTGTGCGCTGGAATAACTGTGTCAATCCAAAACCGTCAGCCGTGGCATTATTGCGCATATGCTCAAGACGCGCTGGCAACTCAATCTCCGGCACTAGCCGAGTGACGAGACCCATCATCGTTCTGAGCCCATCTTTCACCCAGTGCGGGTATTCTGCGCGCTGGACGTAGCTTCTGTAGATGTATGAGTTGTCTTGGCTCAGCTTTTCTGCTTCTTTCATGCCCTCAGTTTTTGGGAGCCGCAACTCGTTAGCTTTAACAATATGCTCACCGCCAATTGCCTCCAGCATGATTTCCCAATCAGCTTGCATTTCGACATATCGCGGATGGAGCGTGTTAACTGGCATCATAAACCCCGTATTTGCAGAGTGCCGACAGTTTTTCTGTCAATAGGCCACTCGACAGCAACGCAGTAGCCAATCGCTGTCGTAATGTGCTGGTAATCGTTATCTTTCTGCTCTTCTTGAAAAGTAGAGCCTTTTTTAAGTTGAACCGTTGCTAACCCTTTGTCACACCACGGAGCGGTTACAGGGTTTACATAAAGGCTGGAAGTTCCAGCAGCGGTTTTAATCTTTGCCCTAACAGCGTTTTGACGGTCTTTGATTGCGGGGTGACTGCGTTGAACCCTATCAACAACATTCCATCCAGCAGCGGTCAAGATGCGCTTAATGTCGGTGTAATCAGATGCGTGACCGTGCTTTTCACCTGCGCGGCCTGCAGGGTCGCCGTAAAGCAGGACAGTTTTGTTCTGATGGTTTTTGAACTTCTCGACAAATTCCATCGCTGACTGAGCAGAAACTGCGCTTATCAGCACAATTTCATCAAGTAAATACAGGTCTTTGCCATCGTTGCGTCTAACGCCAATAGCTGACGATAGCGGCGTGAAGTTCTGGTCGTGCATCCACAGCAATTGCTCATGCGGCTGAATGCGCTCAGTCGTGTGATTGGCTTTGCTGTAGTCTTCATAAATCCTGCCGCTGGCAGTTTCAAAACTGGCCTCGAACTCTTGCCTAAATTGCTTCTCAGACATCGCCATTTTCATGGCTTTGATTACGTCCGGCGGCAAAATCTCAGATGACATCCAGTGAAAGACTTTGAAATTGCTGTCTTCGCCAGCTTCGGCTTTATGGCACAAATCGTAATAGTGATTTAATCCGTCTGGAACACCGAGAAGCCAGCACCATGCGCGATAATCAGGGTCTAACGGGTTTACCGTGTTCAGCGCTGGTAGAATGTTAGCTTCCCACGCATCAGCTTTGATGTCGGCAAATTCATCAATGCCGCCACCCTTCCATGGTATACCCTCAATACGCTGCGGCTTATCAAGCCCGAAAACGTGTATTTCGCTGCCGTTTGGCAGATAAATAATCCGGTCAGACTCTGATGGCCGTTTAGGATGAATGCTTGAGAGCGTGAAGGCTTTCAGGTCATTCCAATAAATCTTTTTTGCTTGGTCGTGCGTTGGAGCTGCCGCGAAATACTGCCCAACTACAGCGTTGGCCTGTTTAACCAGAAAGCGCTTGAATCTCTCAGTTTTTCCACTGCGTCGACCAGCTGGCACAAGCGGGAACCTAACACCATCATTAACAGCCTGTATAAGCGCTAATTGAACAGGATGGTCTTTTAGCGGATACCATCGCGCTAGTTGTCTATCGAGCAGCAGATTGCCAGTCGTTAATGCCGCCATAGCTACCCCGGCAGTTTATCAATGAGTGCAGATAGAGCCTCAGCAACATCATTTCCGCCTGTCTGCGGTTTTTCGCGAGAGTAAGCGTCACCAACTTCTTTAGCCGCCTGCTCTAAAAATGCCGCGGTCATTTTGTAGTTCTTGCGGCCCTCGGTGTCAGCCGCCATGCGGTCAAGAACCCGCAGCCGATAGGCTTTATTAGCAATCGCTATGTCGGTGATATCGTCGTTAAAGCGCTTGCGAGTCGCGTAGAATAAGTCGCAAAGCCGTTTAGATAGGTTTTTACCCATCTTTTTAGTGGGATCGTACT